CGTGGCGGTGACGGGTGAAACGTCCAATGTGGATAACCGATCTCAGATTATCACTGTTACCGGCACGGCCAGCGTGGCGGCTGGTGATGCGTTCACCATCGCAAACTGCGAAGCGGTGCATCACATTACGAAGGGCAGCACGGGCAACCTGAAGACCTTCCGCGTGATCTCGGTTCCGTCCGGCACTACGCTGGAAATCAGCCCGCCGATCATCGCCAATCAAGGCGGCACGGATGCTGAGGCGCAGTATCAAAACTGCGTGTTTACTTCCACCGCTTCCAATGCGGCCATCGTGTTCCTGAATACCGTGACGGGTTCCATGAATCCCTTCTGGCACAAGGACAGCATCGAAATCCTGCCGGGCCGTTATGCGGTTCCGTCCGATGCTGGCGCCGCCGTAATGAGCGCCAGCACCGACCAGGGTATTGAACTTGTCATGTCAAAGCAGTATGACGTGAATACGCTCAAAACCAAATACCGCGTGGATATGGTGTTTGGCGTGGTGAACAAACAGCCGCAGATGAGCGGTATCATGATGTTTTTGCAGACCTGAGCCGAAAAAGGAGATACGCACATGTCATTTCTGGTTCTTCCCTTCGGCAACAGCGGGGATATCGTTATCCCCGCAAACGAAAGCATTGCGGTGGCCTGCCAAGGCACCGCGCAAGTGTCGCGCAAGACGAACTTTGCGAATTACCCGGAGGTCACTTCGCTTGCGGGCACGGTGATCAATGGGCAAACGGTCTTTGGGCCGTATTCGTCCGGCGCCACCATTATCGTTGAAGCGGTTGGCGGCGTGACTGCCTTGTACGAGGTGGGCACAGCGCCGCAGGTGCAACAGTGGCGCCTTGTTTCTGGCGTTCAAGCTGCGCCGGTTGACATCGCCGATGGCGGTTCCATGGCGTACACGGTTGGTTCGATCCTTGGCGGTTTGGTGACTGCGACGCCAACCGCTGGCCGCAACATTCAGCTTCCGACTGGCGCGGCGATGGACTTGGCCAGCAACTTTGCGATCAACGACTTCTTTGATTGGTCGGTGATCACGCTGGCCGCGTTCGCCTTGACCACTACGGCGGGCGCTTCCGGTCATACGCTTGTCGGGTCTGGCGCGACGGCGGCAACGTCCGGTTCTGCCGCGCGCTTCCGCACTCGCAAAACGGCGGCGGATACCTTCGTCAGCTATCGTATCGGCTGACGCAACGGGGCAGGCTTCACGGCCTGCCCCTTCACCATGGAGGGCGACATGCCTTTGACCAAAGGTTACTCCAAAGGTTCCATTTCCAAGAACATCAGCAAAGAAATGAAGCGCGGCAAGCCGCAAAAACAGGCCGTTGCCATTGCGATGAATACCGCCCGCACGGCTGCAATGAAGGCGGGCAAGCCTGGAAAGGCGCCGAAAAAGGCATGAAAGCGAAACCGCCCGGCCTTTACGCCAATATCAACGCAAAGCGCGAGCGCATTGCCGATGGATCGAAAGAAAAGATGAGGAAGCCTGGCAGCGCCGGCGCGCCTTCTGCCAAAGCGTTCCGCCAAAGCGCCAAGACTGCGAAGGGCAAGAAATGATCACTGAATTTCCCGCGCTGGTCTATCGTTGCCCAGGCCTGCACGCTGGCCCACATGGCAAGACGTATGACGCGCGCCCTGTAGCCTCCCCAGATGCGCTTGCAGAGGCTTTGCGCGACGGGTGGCATTGGTCCCTTGATGAGGTGGCGCGCGGGCTTGTGGCGCAGCCGGAAGCGTTGCCCGAGGATGTTCCAGAACCAGCGCCCGAGCCCACCCGCGCCGATCTTGTGGCGCAGGCTGAGGCGCTTGAGATTGACGTAGATGGCCGGTGGTCTGAGCGGCGCTTGCGGCAAGAGATTGACGCTGCGAAGGCTGCCAATCCGTGAGCTACACCAAGCGCCAATTCATCGAAGCGGCTTTCGAAGAGATAGGCCTTGCCGCCTATACCTTTGACATTACGCCGGAGCAGATGGATAGCGCGCTGCGGCGCTTGGACGCCATGATGGCGACATGGAACGGCAAAGGCATCCGCCTTGCGTATCCGTTGCCCGGAAGCCCTGAATATACCGGTCTTGACGAAGAAACATCCGTACCCGACAGCGCATGGGAAACGGTAATCAGCAATTTGGCGCTACGCTTGGCGCCGGCCTACGGGAAGCAAGTGGCGGTTGAGGTGAAGGCCTCTGCCCGGCAGGGGTATGAGGTGCTTCTAGCCCGAGCCACCGCGCCGCGTAAGATGCAGTTCCCCGGCACCATGCCGAGCGGCGCTGGCAACAAACCATGGAACAGCGATGATCCGTTCTTCCCCGCGCCGGAAGATGCAGTTTTGACAGGGCCGGAAGGCCCGTTGGAGTTTTGACATGCCCACGATCAATCAGCTTCCGCTTTTGGCGCAGCTTTCCAGTGGCGATCAACTGCCGGTCTATTCCCCAGTCAATGGCGACGCGCGGCGCGTGTCCATCGCGTCATTGATTGAGTATTTCCAGGCCAATTTTGCTGATCCTGATTATCTGACAATCATCAACGCGCCAACCAATTCGGGGTTTAACATTCAGATTGGCGCGCAAACGAAAAACGTCTTTCTAATCATCAACCCGACAGGAAGTTTTGCGGCTGGTACGATTACCTTGCCGCCTGTGGCGTCTTGCTTTGATGGGCAGGAGATTGTGGTTGCCTGTTCGCAGGTGATCAATGCCCTGACCATCACGCCTAACGGTGCAACGGTCATTGGTGCGCCAAGTTTGTTTTCTGCCGGCGGGTTCTTTGCATTGCGCTTCAATGTGCTGCAAGCGGCATGGTACACGGTGAGCGCCAATCAGGCCAGCACGTTCACCAGCATTACGCTTACCAGCGGCATTAACGATGTAAACGGCAATGAGCTTGTCCGGGTATCTGCCACCGCATCTGCCGTGAATGAAATCACGGTAGCCAATGCAGCGGCTGGTGCGGCGCCTGCCATCAGCGCAACAGGCAACGACACGAACATCAGCTTAAATCTTGCTGGCAAAGGGACTGGCGGGGTTCAAGCCGGTGGCATCCCGGTGGTGACTGAGACTGCCGGGCAAACCCTGACCAACAAGACGCTCACAGCGCCTATCATTAGCACAATCAGCAATACCGGCACCCTAACGCTTCCAACTTCTACGGATACGCTGGTAGGGCGCGCAACGACTGATACCTTAACGAATAAGACGCTCACGGCGCCTATCACTACCGGATTGCGGCGCGCGGCGCCTGTCACCAAGACGGCAGATTTCACGCTTGCGGATGCTGAAGATTACCTCATCAACAACAAGGCCGGATCGGCTTGCGTTGTGACATTGCCAACGGCTGGTTCCTATACGGGCCGGGGGGTGACAATCAAAACCATTCAGGCGCAGGCGGTGAATAGCGCATCATCTAATGTGGTGCCGCGCGCTGGTGGCGCAGCCGGGACCGCGATCTTGACCGGCACCGCCGGCAATTGGGCCACGCTTGTGAGCGACGGTTCCAATTGGGTAATCATGGCAGGGAGCTAATCCAATGACCGTCAGAGCGCCTTTCAATCCGAATCGCGGTGGTAATCAGGTGGCAACGCCTGGCGCCGCTTCGGCTTCAGTGACCATTAATTCCATCAGCAAAAGCGTTCGGCTGGTGAACAGCGGCGCCAATATCTGCCATGTGCGGATTGGCACGGGCACGCAAACCGCTACCACGGGGGATCTGCCTATTCGCGCGGGGTCTGAGGTGATTTTGTCAAAGGGTGAAGGTGAAGACACGCTGGCGCACATCAGCGCCGCCGGCACTACACTTCACATTCAGCCGGGCGAAGGTGGCGTGTAATGACGCGAGAGGCATTCTAACACATGCCCGAGGTGCCAATCCTTAGCGGCATCTATGCGGATAGCGCGGCGGATTTCCGCGTGGCGTTGCCGGTTAATCTTGTTCCGGTCCCGACTGGCAACGGTATATCGAGCAGTTATCTTAGGCCTGGCGATGGCTTGGTTGAACTTGGGACATCCCCAGGCGCTGATCGAGGCGGTATTGAATGGCGCGGCCAATGCTATCGCGTCATGGGTTCTCGCCTGGTTCGGATAGAGGCAACCGGCACCCTGACCGATATTGGCAATGTTGGCGCGAGCGGGTTGGCGTCCTTCGATTACAGTTTTGATTATTTGGCCATCGCAAGCGCTGGCAATCTGTTCCTTTACAATGGCACCACGCTTCAGCAAGTGACTGATTCTGATCTTGGTGTTGTGCGCGATGTGATTTGGATTGACGGCTATTTCATGACCACGGACGGCGAGTTTTTGGTGGTCACTGAATTGAATAACCCATTTGCCGTTGATCCTTTAAAATACGGATCGGCAGAAATTGACCCCGACCCCATCAAAGCGCTGATCAAGTTTCGAAACGAGGTCTATGCCCTAAACCGGCACACAATTGAGATTTACGATAACACGGGCGCAACCGGCTTTCCGTTCCAGCGCAATGAGCGCGCGGTAATTCAAAAGGGCGTTGTCGGGACGCAAGCTTGCTGCATCATGGGCGATGCCATTGCATTCCTTGGCGGCGCGCGAAACGAAGCGCCGGGCGTGTTCCTTGGCGTATCGGGCCAAGCGCAGAAAATCA